TTCGGGTAAACCCTTATGGCCTGAATTCTGGTCTGCTAAGGAATTGGAGGCTCTAAGGGATGAACTACCCCCTGCTAAATGGTACGCACAGTACCAACAAACCCCTACCGGGGAGGAAGGAGCTTTGGTTAAAAGAGAGTGGTGGAAAATTTGGAAAACAGAAAGACCGCCAATTTGTGATTTTATTATTCAGTCTTGGGATACGGCGTTTACAAAAAATGAAAGGTCTGACTATTCTGCCTGCACGACTTGGGGTGTTTTTGGACTAAATGATGACCCTAATAACATAAACATTATCTTATTAGATGCGTTCCAAAAAAGGATGGAGTTTCCGGAACTGAAGGCAAAAGCTTTGTTGATGTATCAGGATTGGGAGCCTGATGCTTGCATTATTGAGGCAAAAGCCGCAGGAGCTCCGTTGGTCTTTGAGCTTAGACAAATGGGAATCCCTGTGTCAGAATACACGCCTACCCGTGGCAATGATAAATTTGTGCGTATAAATTCTATTACTGATTTATTTAGTAGTGGTAAAGTGTGGGCTCCTGAAACAAGGTGGGCTACAGAAGTGATTGAGCAGATGGCAGCTTTCCCAAACGGGGATCACGATGACTTGGTGGACTCGTCAACACAGGCATTGATTCGGTTTAGAAAAGGTAACTTTATCCGTCTGGACTCAGATGAAAAAGAAGAGATAAAGAGTTTCCGCCGCAAGAACACTTACTATTAAGGAATACGTATGGCAACCAATAGCATGGCCCCTTCTCTGTATCAAGCGCCAATGGGTATTGATGATTCAATTGAGATTGAAGTAGAAAATCCTGATAGCGTTACGGTTCACACTGGGGATATGGAAATTGAGATTCTCCCCCATGCAGAAGGTGACTTTGATGAAAACTTAGCCGAAGCAATGGATGAGGGCGAGTTACAAAAACTTGGCTCGGAGTTAATAGACTTAGTAGAGTCAGATATCCAATCTCGCAAAGACTGGGTAGAAATGTATGTTAAAGGACTAGAAGTCCTTGGCATGAACTACGAAGAAAGAACAGAGCCTTGGAATGGCGCTTGTGGAGTTTTCTCTACTATTCTTACCGAAGCAGCTATCCGTTTCCAAAGTGAAACTATTACTGAAAGCTTCCCGGCACAAGGCCCGGTTAAAACTCAAATTATTGGTGACGATGACGAGCAAACTGTAGAAGCAGCAGAGCGTGTTCGCGAGGACATGAACTACCAGCTAACAGATGTAATGACCGAATACCGGCCTGAACATGAACGGCTTTTGTATAACCTTGGTCTAGCTGGAGCTGCTTTTAAAAAGGTTTACTTTGACCCTGCTTTAAATCGCCAAACGGCAATGTTTATTCCTGCCGAAGACTTAATTATTCCCTATGGCGCATCTAGTGCCAATACAGCGGAACGTGTTACGCACTTAATGCGTAAGACTAAAAATGATATCCGGCATTTACAAGTTGCAGGTTTCTATCGGGACATTGATTTAGGTGAACCAGACAACACACATACCGATGTAGAAAAGAAAAAAGCCGAAGGCCAAGGATATTCTTTAACTGATGATGACCGCTACCAGATTTATGAAATCCATGTTGACTATGACATGCCGGGGTACGAGGATAAAGATGGTGTAGCCCGCCCTTATGTAGTTACTATAGATCGTAGTACCACTGAAATCCTAGCCATTCGCCGTAACTGGGAAGAGGATGACAAGACAAAACAAAAACGCCAACACTTTGTACAGTATACGTATGTACCCGGTTTTGGAGCTTATGGCTTAGGACTCATTCACTTGATTGGTGGATACGCCCGTGCGGGTACTTCTTTGATTCGCCAGTTGGTAGATGCTGGTACTTTGAGTAATTTACCCGGCGGCATGAAAGCCCGTGGCCTTAGAGTTAAGGGTGACGATACTCCTATTGCACCGGGAGAATTTAGGGATGTTGATGTTGCGTCTGGATCAATCCGCGACAACATTATGCCGCTTCCCTATAAAGAGCCAAGCCAAGTATTGCTGGCTTTACTTAATCAGATTACCGAAGAAGGCCGTCGCCTTGGTTCAATAGCTGATATCCAAGTAAGTGACATGGGTGCAAATGCTCCCGTTGGAACTACATTGGCTTTGTTAGAGCGCCAGTTAAAAACAATGAGCGCGGTGCAGGCGCGTGTTCATTATTCTATGAAGCAGGAATTTAAACTGCTCAAAGAATTAATCCGTGACCATACCCCTGAAGAATATGGTTACAACCCAGAAGGCGGAAACCGTAAAGCCAAACAAGCAGACTATGACTTAGTTGAGATTATTCCGGTCAGTGATCCCAACAGCACCACAATGGCGCAGCGGATTATGCAGTATCAGGCAGTTACCCAACTGTCTGCTCAAGCTCCTAATATTTATAACCTGCCGTACTTACATCGCCAGATGATTGAAGTGCTAGGGGTTAAAAACGCCGACAAGATTGTGCCCATTGAGGATGACCAAAAACCGCGTGATCCTATTAGTGAGAATATGGCTTTTCTTAAAGGCAAACCTACTAAGGCATTTATCTACCAAGACCACGAAGCTCACATTGCTGTGCATTCAACCTTTATGCAAGACCCCATGATTGCAGCGCAGATTGGTCAAAACCCTATGGCTCAACAAATGCAAGCAGCTATTCAAGCGCATATTGCAGAGCATCTAGGATTCTTGTACCGCGTCAAAATTGAAGAACGCCTTGGGGCTCCCCTGCCTAAACCGGACGTTGAACTTTCTCCTGAGCTTGAAGTTGAGTTGTCCCGTGCTGTTGCACAAGCATCACAGCAATTGTTGCAGATGAATAAAGCTCAAGCGGCGCAAGTCCAAGCACAACAACAGATGCAAGACCCAATTATCCAAATGCAGATGCAAGAGCTTCAAATTAAGAAGCAAGATGCTGATGCCAAGTCTAGAAAAATTGATGCTGACATTGCATTAGCTCAAGCAAGACTAGCTTTAGATGCAGATAAAAGTGGGATTGATCCAATGCAGGTAGAGCAACAGGCAATGCAAACTGAACAAATGCACCAGCAACAGCTTCAAATTAATGCCCAAAAAGCTGCTCAATCGCAAGCTGCCCAAGCCCAAGCCCAACAACAACAAGCCCAAGTACATCAACAAAGCATGATGCATAAAGATCAACTTCAGCAACAGAAACTAACTCCCGGAGGTATGTGATGGATGCTATGAGTGTATTAATTAAACAGATAGATGAAGATTTACAACAAATGAATCAAGTAATTACTTCTGGTGCAATACATGATTTTGCAGAATATAAGTATTTATGTGGTCAGATACTAGGTTTAACTAAATCTTTATACTATGTAAAAGATATGGAAAAGCGTTTACAACAATCAGATAGTTAGGTTTGGATGGGTTTATCTGGGGTTACCCGCCGAAATACGCTTAAACCCCATGCGTGATAGTAAGGAAAATAAATGAATGACTTTAATGTCGCTGCGGTTGATTTATCTGGAGTATTAAATACTACCCCAGAAGAAAAGGCTAGGCAAGTACCTGATCCATCCACATATTATTTGTTGTGTATGGTTCCCAAAGCCGAAGAGGAAATGGGAGATTCAGGGCTGGTAAAAACTGCACAAATGATGCACCACGAGGAGCTTTTATCCCCCGTGTTATTTGTGGCAAAAATGGGGCCAGATGCTTATAAAGATGAAAAACGATTCCCTAGCGGCCCTAGCTGCAAAGTAGGAGATTTCATTCTTACGCGGCCCAATACAGGTACTAGAATGAAAATCCACGGAACCGAGTGGAGATTAATTCACGATGAATCTGTTGAAGCAGTTGTGCAAGACCCCAGAGGGGTGCAGCGTCCTTAAGGAGTTATTATGGCTGAAAAAACCGAATTTGAATTTCCAGATGAAATAGAAGCTAAAAATCCACGAGAAGGTGGGAAAATAGTATCTCCTGAACCGGAACCGGATATTGAAATAGTTGATGATACGCCGGTAGAGGACAGGCATCGCACCCCAATGAAAGAAGCTCCTGCTCCAGTAACGGACGAAGAGCTATCTAAATATACTGACCAAAAGCTCAAAGATCGACTAGCCCATATTAATAAAGGGTATCACGAGGAACGCAGGGCAAAAGACACAGCTATACGTGAGCGAGAAGAAGCTTTACGCATGGCTGAAGCGGTTGTAGAAGAAAATAAACGTTTACAAGGTTCTTTGGCTACCAACCAAAATGCTTTATTGGAACAAGCCAAGAAAGTTGTAGAGTCAGAGATTGATAATGCCCAGCGGGAATATAAAGAAGCTTATGAATCTGGGGATACTGACCGGCTTATTAAGGCTCAATCAAAATTAACTACTGCTGCAATCCGTGCAGACAAGGTAAATAATTTTAAACCGGCCCCTTTACAACAGCCTAAAACTGTAGTACAACCGCAACAGCAAGCACCACAAGTGCCTGAGTTGGATGAGAATACAAAAGAATGGGTATCAAAAAACCCGTGGTGGGGCAATAATCGAAAGATGACTGCCTACGCAGTAACTCTCCATGAAGATATTGTAGACTCCGGTATCCCTGTAGCAAGTGACGAATATTTTGCTGCGGTAGATGCCGATATGAAACAAAGGTTCCCTGAGGCATTTGCAGAGGAACCCGCTGATGCGAAACCATCTCAGCGAACAAGATCAAATGTTGTAGCACCAGCTTCACGTAGTACAGCGCCGCGAAAAATCGTACTTACGCAAACGCAGGTAAATATCGCCAAACGGCTTGGGGTTCCTTTGGAACTTTATGCTCGTAAGGTTGCTGAAGAAATGAGGAAACAAGCATGACTGAACAAATTCGCAAAAGTAGAGAAACCGATACTCGTGAGGCTGCCGCTCGTCCTACGCGCTGGAAACCTCCACAGCTTCTCCCCGATCCCAAGCCGGAACCGGGGTATGCGTTTCGCTGGATTCGTGTCGCTACTTTAGGCAAAGATGATCCGACTAACTTGAATTCAAAACTTCAGGAGGGCTGGGAGCCCGTAAAAGCATCTGACCACCCAGAGATTAGATTGTTTGGTTCGTCTTCTAACAAAGACTTCCCCGGCAATATTGTTACTGGCGGCCTTATCCTTTGCAAAACACCAGTGGAATTTATTGACCAACGTGATGATTATTTCCGCAACCAAGCGGAAAATCAGATGAATTCAGTAGATAACACTTACATGCGAGAAAGTGATCCTCGGATGCCTTTGTTTAAAGAACGAAGCTCCAGTGTTACTTTTGGTAAAGGTATTTAATTTTTTGGAGTTTAACTATGGCTTATCCTACAGTTAGCGCCCCATATGGCCTAAAGCCTGTCAATCGAATTGACGGTATGCCTTATGCTGGTGCTATTCGTCAGATTCCCGTAGCTGCTGGTTTTGGTACTGCTATTTTTAATGGCGATACCGTACAAATTGACAGCACTGGTTATCTGGTTCTTTCCACCACCACTAACTCTGGTGCAGTTGTTGGCGTGTGTCTTGGCGGTCAGTATGTAAACTCTAGCGGTCAAACCGTTCAGGGCCAATATCTGCCTGCTTCGATTTCTACAGCTACTAACCTTGCTTATGCGTATGTTGTTGATGATCCTATGGCCCTGTTCAAGGTTGCCGTGGTTTCGTCTGGCACGACCATGAGTTCCGCAGGTCGCACTGTGGTTGGAACCAACTTGGCCTTGGTATTGAATACCGGTAACACCACCACTGGTGATTCCGCATATGCAGTAACTTTGACTGGTGCTGGTACTACCGCGACTATCCCAATCCGTGTTATCGACGTAGTGCCTGAAACTGCTACCGCAGCCGATACCTACACCGAACTATTGGTGAAGATCAACACTCACCAATATAACAACACCACTGGTGTTTAAGGAGTAAATCATGGCTATTTCACGCGCACAACTACTTAAAGAACTGCTCCCCGGACTGAATGCTTTGTTTGGTCTGGAGTACGCTAAATACGGCGAAGAGCATAAAGAAATCTACGAAACCGAAACCTCGGAACGTAGCTTTGAAGAAGAAACGAAACTGTCTGGTTTCTCTGCTGCACCTGTTAAGAACGAGG